AAAGGTGAAGTTGTCTGTGAAACTGAATTTGTACGTGGAAATATTGAATCATTACTTGCGCGAGGTTTAATTTCAGATGTTAATGATTTACATAATGATATTCAAGATGCTGGTGTTGTTTCAAAAAATAATTTTCCTAAATGGAAAAAACGCCTGGCAATATGCACAGCAATTTGGAAGCGTTATGAAATTTTTGAATTATTTGCAAACGCAACAAAAAAACTTAACAATGATAATTTAGAAATTATTGTTATTGTTGCTGGTTCTGATGGAAACGAATCAAAATCAATTGTTGAAAAACATGGTTTCATTTACATTGAAATACAAAACGAACCATTGGCCACCAAAATGAATGCAACAACAATTCTTGCTGCAGAATTAAATTGTGACTATGTGTTATGTGTTGGTAGTGATGATGTAATCACAAATGATTTGCTTGAAATATATAAAAACAAAATGTTTGAATCAATCGATTATGTTGCTGTTTTGGACTGGTATTTTTATGATACAATCACAAATAAGTTTGCTTATTGGGGTGGTTACATAGATTCGCGCAAAGGTCACACGTGTGGCGCTGGTAGGTTGATTTCAATGTCACTATTGAATAAATGGAAAAACACACCATGGGAAGTGAAACATTCAAAGGTATTGGATAATTCAATGCAAGAAAAATTAAAAAATACAAAACATTCATCATATATATTTTCGTTGAAAGAATTTAATGTATATGCATTCGACATCAAATCAGATGTAAACATGACACCATTTCAATTGTGGGAAAATACAAAATACATTGATGATGATAATGTTAAAAAACAATATAAGCTATGTGTGGAATAAACGCTGTAATTAATGGAAGTGCTGAAGATTTACAATTGATGATTGCATCATCTTCAAAACGTGGTGTAAATCAAAAAATAGTAGAATTTGAAAATGCATTCGTGTGTTTTGACTGGTTGCCAATAACTGACACAAATGCACCTTATCAACCATATAAACACGGTGACTACACATTATGGTTCAATGGATTTATTTCCAACTACAAAGAACTTGCAGAAAAATATCAAATACATTTAGATTCAAAATGTGATACAGAATTATTAGTGAAATTTCTAGCTAAATTTAATTACAAAAAAATAAATGAGTTGAATGGTTTTTTTGCTATTTTAGTTTTTCACAAAATTCATGGTTGGTATTATTTCACAGACAGGTATGGAATAAAAAAACTATATGAATATCAACACAATGGCAAAACATTTATTTCATCTGAACTAAAAACAATTCTTAACGCAAATCCACAAATAAAAATTGACATTAACGCATTAAATGATTTTAAACATTCATTAGGTGTTATGAGGTTGAACACAATTTATAAAAATGTTTTTAGGGCAAAATCAATACCTTTTAAGATACCAAAAAAACAAAATATATCTTACAATGATGCAAAAGCCAAACTTTCAGAATTGCTGAAAAAATCATTTGAACGAAATAAAAAACACAATGATGATTGTGTGTTTTTATCTGGTGGAATAGATTCTGGAATCATTGCGAAACATATGAATCCAAAATATTGTTTTTCAATGGATTATGTTGATCCAAATTTTTCTGAAATTGAAAACATCAAAATAAATTCAACCGGCATACATTATTCAATGATTTGTAACCAAGAATTGAAAAACCATTACATGAATAAATTAATGGATGTGGTTAGTGATTTCAAGGTTGGTTCATCTTATACTAATTTAGCATTGACAGAACTGGCATCTAAATTTTGTAAAGTGATTTATTCTGGTGCTGGTGGTGATGAGTTTTTTGGCGGTTATCCACACAGAAATTATAAAGCAATAAATCAAGTCATTAAAAGAACAAAATACGATTCAAAGCAATACAACATTAAACACTTCGATTATGACATGTTGTTTTTGCGTGGCGTATTAAATATTGAAGATCAAATATCTGGAGCATGTACAATGGAAGCGCGTTATCCATTATTAGATAATGATGTTGTTGATTTCGCATTGTCGTTGCCCTTTGAATATTTGGAAAATAAACGTATATTGAAAGATGTTTCAGGATTAGAGACCGAAATTATTAATTCAAAGAAAAAAGGATTTTCAAACCCTTACTTGTCAAATGATCAGTGGGTTGATTATATTGTTGAACACTTAAAAAAAACACAAAATGAAAGATTTTGAAAATAATGATTGTGCAATAAATAACGATTTCATTAATATAGATGGGAATTTTATTCACAAAACTGCAATAGTTTATCCAAATGTGAAACTTGGAAAAGGAAACATTATTGGTGCTTATTCTGTAATTGGAAGCAATGGTGAAATAAGAGGCATCAAACAATGTGATTTTAATGGTTATGTTGAAATCGGAAACAACAATGTGATTTCTGAATTCGTAAGCATTCAAAGGCCTTCAATAGAAGGAAAAAAAACTTTTATAGGAAATCAAAACCTAATCATGGCGCATTCTCATATTGGACATGATGCAAGCATTGGTTCTGGTTGTGAAATATGTTCTGGATCAATCATTGGTGGTTATGCTATTATTGGTGATGGTGCAAAAATAAAACTTGGTGTCACAATCAGAAATCGAAAAGTAATTGGAAATTTTTCAACCATTGGACTTGGTTCCGTTGTTACCAAAGACATTGAACCAAACACGATTGCATATGGAAATCCAGCCAGACAAAAATAATATAAAATAATTAAAAATATTTAAATGAAAATAATTATAGACAGATACAGACACAAAGATTTTGTAAATCTTGAAATTGCTATACTAAAATTTAAAAGATCTATTGATGTTCTGTTTAAACCGCTTTTAAATAATATTAATAAATTATTTTCTTTTTTATCACGTCTTATATGAAATTAGCAATATTATACACGGTGTGGACTGGTGACGACATGGAAATGTTAAAGCAATCAGTTGAACATCATTCATTATTCGTTGATGAAATTCTTATATGTTATCAAGGTGTTTCCAATAAAGGCGGTAGATCTTATAATAAATTACCTGCTTTTAATTGTTCCACACCAATTTCATTCATGGATTACATTCCAAATTTAGGTATTTCAACTAAACAAAACGAACGAATTAAACACAATGAAATGATTCAATACGCAAAAAAACAAGGATTTACACATTTTATCCTTTGCGCGTGTGATCATTTTTATAATCATAATGATTTGGAATATGCAAAACAGCAACACATAATGAATGATTATGATGTTTCATTCTCGATGATGAAAACATTTTACAAGAAAAAAAATTGGTTTCTCGATCCATTAGAATCTTATTACATGCCATTCATTCACAAAATGAAATACAATACTGAAATTTCTAATTCTGTCAGTTATCCAGTTTTGGTTGATCCATCGGTTAAGGTTAACACATGCGAAAAATTTAAAATATTCACACCAGATGAAGTGCTTATGAATCATTATTCAATGGTGCGTGTCAACATTCGAAATAAATTAAATAATGCTGCTGCATCAATCAGATGGACTGAAAAACAAATCAAACAATTCATCCATGAATTTGACAATGCGAAACCAGGTGATTCAATATCTTATTTTCAAGGTAGAAAAATAATTGAAGAATAATTTCTTTTTTCAATTTAAATTTTTAACTTAGCATTCTCGATTTGTAAAATGAATCTGTAAGTAGTTTTTTTTTGATTTAGGTTTTTTGAGCTGGACTTATCATCCAGCTTTTTTTCTGCCCAATACCAAATCAACATAATCATTCCAATTTCCATTCTTAATTTTAACCTCTTTGAAAATTCTGTCCATCATTATATCCTTAACCACGTGCGCATATAACCTGCAGTCAAACATATGGTTCTGATGTGCTGATGATTTTTTCTGCCAAATGAAATTTCCATTTTTATCCAAAACTTTTTCTTCTGCTTCAAAATGTCTGAAGTAATTTTTGTGCATGTACAATCCATCAGATGGAAGCGGGAAATTCATAAAATTTGCAGGTTGGTTTTCTTGCCATGACGAATCCCACATCAACCCCATATGTGATGCCAAAATATCCTTAGTGAAATTAGTTTCAACCAAGAATAAATCATCCGGACGTTCTTTTGAGTTGTGGAACGTTTTCATATCAGCCAACTTATTGATGTATTTATCTTCACCTTTTCCTTTCAATCCAACAACAAACAATGATGTTGAATCCAAAAATTCAGTTGCGTATTCTTTTAAATAACCACAATCCAAACCACCTATAAACACTTTCATATTTCTGCCTGTGTCAGTTTGGAATGTTTGATTCATTATTTCTTTCAGTTTATGCCAAACACTATTTGGTGCATTGTGCCTGTATGTTAATTTTTCACGATCAGTTTTCCCACGGTCCTTATTTACGAATGTTCCGATTGATCCATGAAGTATAGAATAAGTTGAACCAGATTCACTATGCGCGACAATCTCATAGTCCAAACGCGCATCATCCAACAATCCATTCATATCTGATCCAAGTGTCAACAACACTATTTTTCCATTTCCATCACTTATCGATAATTGTTCTGGGATAATTCCAACCTTGTATTCTCGAATATTCGACATCAATTGTGATGCCTTGATTGATGTACCTGTTTTCTTGTATGGATAACCAAGCACAAGATTTTGGAATGTTTTATTTTTTGATTCATCTGGTTGGCCACCAATTGGATTTGCTTCGATGTATTTCCTGACATAGTGTGTCCAATTAAACATATATGTTGGTGCGTACAACGATGAAATGTGATAGGAATAAAATCCAGGTTCCTTTGGTTTGGCTGTTGGAATCCATTTTCCTTCACGAATTAAACTGGCTTTATTCGAATCATCAAAAAATCCACCGCACTTATAACAAACGTAACCAACAGATTCTGCAATCAATTCATTGTTTTCATCTAACTGCCAAAACATTCCAGCATCTTCATTTGGATTAATTTCACTTTTTATGCGCCATTCAAATCTGATGTAATCATCACAACATGGACATTTAACGTGGAATTTTCTCTGATCACCCATCAAATAAACTTCATTGATATTTGATGTTTCTTCTAGTTCGGGAGTTGAAATATAAAACAATTTCATCTTTTCAGCGTATGCAGCAAAACGCTGTTCAATCAATTCCTTAGTTGAACCTGACTGTTCAGAGTTTGATTTCATGGATTCAAAATCATCGATAAATCCATACTGCATCGAAATATTTCTTAATGCCTTATGGTTTGCAATTCCTAATTTCAAATAACCACTTGGAAATTCTTTCATCGAATCCGTATCACCTGACTTAACATTTCTGGCCCTCAATGAAGTGGATTTAATTAAATGTCTAATGCCAGAATTATCAATCATACGATCAATTTTTGTTCCCGCATCCTTAACCAAATCCTCATGACCTACCAAAAACAAAATATTACCAGGATTTTGATCTATAATCCAACCAATACCACCTTCAATAACACCAGTTGAAAATCCAATTTGCGCACCTTTCATCACCGCAATTTTTCTTGATGGATGGTCCTGTGATAAACAATCAATGATTTCCCTTGTGTATGGTGAATTTTTGTAGGAAAATTTTCCAGGAATAGGAGAAACATCCGGTGTCATATTTCTGTTTTTCTCAACCCATTCAGATGGTTTGATATTTGAAATCTTAACACGCGAAGATTCAATAATATCTAAAAAAATATTCTTATATTCACTCATCTTCAAAATCCATTTGGCTAACATCAGGACCAGTTGCAATAATTGATTCTAGTTCTGTTTTTGTTTTTTCGATTGCTTCATCATGTGCGCGGTTGATGATTGAAATTAATTCACCTTTCATTTCTGCCTTTTCTTCAAGCGTTAATTTCTTTCTGTGCGAAAATTCCATAATCAATCTATCTGCAGCATCCTTGTAAGTCGTGATAATCGAGTTCGAAAACTGAGAAACGAGGTTTTTAACCATCTTTGTTGGTACATTTTCACCACGCATTTTGGCATTTATCAACCTGACACGTTCAGCATCCAATAATTTTTTTTCTAAATCGGCTTGCTCTTTTTGAATTTTTATATTGTAAATGCTTTCATCACCTTGATTTTCGTTTGATTGTTGTGTTTGTTTTGTGTTTTGAGTTTGTTTTGTTCCTTTTTTTGATGGTTTTACGTCTGATTTTGGCGCCACAAATTTGTTTTCTTCAACAACAATTTCTTGAACTGCATTGAATCGTTCCTTTTCAGCATTTTTTCTGATGATGTGTTGAATGAAAGATGCGTTTGCGGGGTGTGTTGTGTCCACAAGTTTTCCATCCGCAACAATGTTTCCACGCTTTATGTACGTGTCAATGTACGCTGGATGAACACCAAGCATTTTTGCAAGTTCACCTTTTTTAACAATTTGTTTTAGGATCATAAAGATTTTTTAGAAACAACTTTCATTTTCCTTGCAACCTTCCTTCTGGAACCTCTATTCATTTTTTTATAAACCAATTCCATAAGTGTTTCATGTGATTTTCTTACATCATTTTTGAATTTTGATTTATATTCAACCCTCAAATGGAAGGAAATCAAGCTAAAAACAATGAAAATAACAGCACAAATAATACTTAAAAATTG